ATTACATCGCTCCTCCCTTCGCAAATTGGATGTCTCTTATAAATTGGGGTACTTGTAATTTATGCTTCTTAACCCATTGGCATACAGCATAATTGACATCGTGGTTATCACTAACACATCTGTTATTTTTTAACTTGGCCTGGTGTATTTCAACGAAGTTATCTGTATCCTTGTTAGGATTAACTTCAATACATGCAACAGGCTTGTCACTTTTATAGACGCCTACTATAGCACACGTTCCAGCTTTTACTTTATCAACATAGGTCCCGACACAATTATTCAATTGCACACCTAATCGGATGATGCCGTGCGTTGACTTGATCACGTTGAAAGTGAGCCCTTCAACTGAATCTGCTAACTTTTTATGGCGTAAGCTCTGTTGCACTGGCAAGTTTTCGGCTTCTTCAAATTTAGATAAGCACACAATCTCGTCATGCAGGTCTTTAATTTGAATTCGTCTATCCCAAACTTCTTTCTTCTTGCTTCTTGATAATCTAAGATACATATCAGATGTATCTTTAATTTCGGAATAAGAATCGGCGTTTTTTATGAACAATAGAGTACGCCGCTCACCGTATTGGTGCATCATGATAGATAGGAACTTTGTAAACATAAGCAAGGCATGCTCGCTATTCCATATTGGCCATGATTGAATATATCCTGTGCCCCCACCTTCCTCCGCTACGAGGTCCGTAAAGGCCTTTTGATAATCCATGCTTTTGAATATCTTGCTGGCCGTCTTAATTACTTTCACATAAAAGAAAGGACGTATTGACAGTAATCTTCGAACCCAGCGCTTATCTGGTAATTCATAAAGCTGGATTAGAGCTTTAATAAATGGGATACCTGCGCTCGTTAATTCCGTAATACTTAAAGTGCCCACCTTATCAGAACCGAAAGGCCTAAAATAGGTGTCATAGTCTTTAACTAATACATCGTTAAGAGCTGGCGCATCCGGTGCATGCATTTTCCAAATTAGGTTATGGAGTAAGTTATCAAGCGCCCCATATTTGGACGATAACAAAACACCCTGCCTAATTACCTTAACTTTGTAACCTACCTTTTTGGATAACTTAGTAAAATAGGCATCCTTTAGCACTTTGGCAAAAGTCTTTAGCTCGCTTTTATGCTCCGCTAATCGACAATTTGGAGTTGTTACAAGCCATCGTAAGGGTAATGACTTTGAGTAAAAGCACGATATATTAGGCTCGATTTCAGACACTATATCGGCACGGGTACGCTTCTTTTGAACCAGGAATACTTTTCCTTGCTTAAAATCAAAACGCAATATGTCGATAAGATGTGGTTTGTATCCGGGGTAAATCGACTGCATATCGTTATCAACGTATACTGTGTGGTAGTCGAATTTAACGTCTAATATTGATCCCCTATCGATGATTGAAAGTTCAATATCAAGTGGAATATTGTCATTACTCGAAACCTCAGCTACACAATCACCGTCCACACCTCTTGTACGAATGAGTTCGCCGCATTGTGGGCAATAAAACTCATTTGACATATAGGGGTCTACGATTTTGCCCATACCGGATGATACGGAAGGCCACAAGCAGGCAAATGATTGCCCGCAATCTACGTGGTAATGTACAGCAGGTGACCAAGAGTTCACTTGCTTGCGCCGTACTAGGTCATACAGCTTTTTGACTGACAAACTAAATAATACCTTCATAAGGCGCTAACCTCTTTCTTATAACAAATCGTCTAAATCGTCGTCTTCATCAACTACAGGGGCATCTTCAACTGAAAGGACTTCCTCTACTGGAGCTTTCTTTTTAGTAGTACGTTTACGCTTAGGTTTTTCAACGGGTTGCTCTTCTACTTTAGGAGCGTCATCTACTGTTGGCGTTTCTTCTGGCTTTGCAGGCTCTGCTTTTTTACCGTTGAGTACTTTAAGACCCAAATCACAAGCAGCGATACAGCCTTCGCAGTACGCCATAGCCGCGTCTTTACGTTCGCTAGCAGGTGCGTTTTTTACTAATTCATATAAGCTATCAATGGCTTCGCGTTGTTGTTTAATTTGTTCTTTGTTAATCATAATGACTTCCTCCTAGTCTTTCATGTAATACGGGTTTTCAAACCCTGCTGCATTTAATATGAGGCCCTCATTCCAGGGCTCAGGTTTACACATAATGTCTATGACTTCTTCTAAACTACCTTCACCTATAGGTGCTTCGATAACCACTTCATCGTGGATATGGGCTACAATTTTATAACCAGCGTTTGCCAGTCTTAGCATTGATGCGGCTAGGCAATCTCTTGCAACGGCTTGTACAATGTTTTCGACGAGCTTTCCGCCGTAGGTTTCAACTCTGCCCCAAGTATTTTTAACCTGATCCATGCCATCGTACTCAATCGATTCACTGCCGAATCGGTTGAGCCCTATTCTAGGTCTTGCATAGGCAAGTCTACGTCCGGACGGTAGCTCGATAAACATAAACCCTTTCGATTTAAAGAATTTAATGTTGCCTTGTCTAATTCGTACAGGTTCGCCGGTCTTTACGACTTTCTTGGCTGCAGTATCTGCATCTTTCCAAAATCTTGTAATACGTGGGCTAGCTCGTCGCCAAGCTTCGATGATACCAGGAAGTTCTGATTCTGGAATTTCCCCTTTTGAGTCCATCGATTTCATGGCCCCTACACCGCCGCCGTAGCCCAGTGCCAGTTCTGCAACCTTACCCTTTTGCCGTAGGTGCCCGTTCACACCGTGCTTCTCAACAGGAACGTGGAACATGCTTGATGCAGATGCGCAGTAGATGTCGCCACCATGTGCAAATACATCCTGCCTCCACTGCTCGTGAGCGAGCCAAGCGATTACACGTGCTTCGATAGCACTAAAATCAGCTACTATAAATCGGTGCCCATCTTCCGCCACTAAAGCAGTACGGATAAGTTGCTTGATTACGTCTCCAGGGTTTCCGTAGAGCAGGTCTAGCAATTCTACATCTCTACTTTTAAGAACGTCCCGAGCTGTGTCTAAATCTTCTAGGTAGTTACGAGGGAGGTTCTGCAGTTGTACTACACGCCCCGCCCATCGTCCACTACGCATGGCTCCGTAAAACTGAAGCATGCCGTGGATGCGACCATCCGAACATACGGCATTTTTCATGGCCAAGTACTTTTTAATGGAAGAGTTGCCCAGGACTTGTCTATTCTTCAGCACGGTGCGCACATCGGAAGGAATATCCCGTGATAGTAGATCTGATACGTCATCTTTTCGCATGGTTTCGATTTCATAGCCAAGCTGATTTGATAACCAATCCTTAAGTTGCAACGTACTATTGGGGTTATCTAGCCCTGTTAGTCGCGCCGATGATGCGGTGGCCTTTTCTACGATTTCATCGTTACATTGAAGAGCCGCATCAACGAGGTCCATATCTACTTTTACACCTCTCCAGTTGATGTCTTGATCCAGTAGCCAATACTCGTGTTCAATGGTAGGCGGTTTTAAAGAGAGTAAGCGTTTACGAATTGCCTTTTCAACCACCACATCCTGCCGGTTGTATTCAATAAATTCGGCCCATTTGTCTGGCGCATCCTCAGGCATATTCCGTGTCTTAGGATTTGTCTTAGTAGGCTTACGAGGAACGGAGAAGAATTGAATCAATCGTTTACCCCGTGAATCCTTAGCTTCTCCTAATCGTAAAGCCTTAGACACATTATCGAGGCTCGCCGGCAAGCTACAATACAAAGCAAGTACAGAGGTACATTCCCAATTCGTGAAGTCCGCATCAGGGAAGTACTTTTTTAGGCACAGCATTTCAAATGCTGCGTTGAACGCGGTCTTTGTAATTTCCTTATTATACAAAGCGTCCACCACCCTTTCGGGTAGTGGATGCTTTGTCATATCAATTACTTCGACAGGTTCGTCATCAAAGCTATAGGCAAAGAGCAGTATTTCAAATGTTGTATCGTCAACGTATCGCTGCGCCCCATATTTAATAGGGCAGGCGCAATAGGTTTCCACATCAATACTGAGCTCCATAATTGCCTCCTTAGATTAAATCGTCGTCATCATCTAGGTCGCCTAAATCATCGTCGCCGAAATCATTAGCAGATACATGTACCCCGCCTAGGCGTTCACCATCTTTGACTTTACGGATGCCGTTTAGACCAAAGCCTACGCCTTTCTTACCGTTGAAGTTGTAAGCAAAAACGGAAAGTGCAACCTGTGCGTATACACCAGAGTAGATTTCTTCTTCGATGTCGAAGTCATCCATTTTGATTTTGTCACGAGTAAACACGATAGGTTGCTTATCGCTGTTAGCGTTAATGAAGTATTTGCCAGCGTATGTTTCCGGTTGGTCAACTACTGCTTCATCAGTATCGCCGTCGCGTAAGTTCAATTTAAGGTATGCTGCTTTACCTTCTACCTTAGCAACTGCTTTTGGATCTGCTTTGAGTTCTTCAATCGCACGTTCAAATGCTTTGATTGTCTTCTTATCTGTTTTATCGATAATGATTTGGGAACTATATTTTGCTTTGCCGTCGTCGTTTTTACGAGGGGAAGCGATATTTGCATAAGAAAGTCTTACTACACCAGTTGTTAATTTAGCCATGTTACTGTCTCCTTATTTCTTAAATGGGTTATGTTCATAGTCAAACCCTATTACTGTATTAAACAATTCATCTAATTCATCTTCTATATCAGACCTTTCGTCATCTAGTTGAATCCAATCATCGTCTTCTTCCCAAGAATATTTCGAAAGGTCTAATTCAGTTTTATAATAATCCTCTATCGCCTCACACTTAGCATCTACTGCACAATAGCGAACGTGTAAGCTAGTTGCATAGGTGATAGTAATTTGGTAAAGCTCGTCGAGGTAGTGCCCTCGTTCGTGGAGCTCTTTTGCGATAGCTCGTACAGAGGTCATTTTTCAACCTCTGCCATTAGTTTCGCTACTAATGTTTCTAGCTTAGAGATACGGCTTTGGGCATCCTTGGCTTCCGCTACGTAGTCCGCGCCCTTTCCTGTTTTAAAAGAAACGCTTACATTGTATTGATTCTCGGCGCCTAACGTGGCTCCGAAGCCTAACATGATACGCTCATTAGGTCTAGCGAATACCCCAAGGGCTACTGCGTTGCTATTACGGTAGTGGCCATAGCTGACTGCGTAGCTTACCTTGTCATTTCTGTTGAAATCCAAAGGATGTAGCCCTGCCAATGCTGCACTAGATGCACCCAATTTATTGATGCGGTTGTTAATTTCACCGGCCAAGTTGTATTGGCGGTTTTCCAAATTTGTGATACGTGTTTCGTGATTAGCAGAGGCGCCTTGAAGTGCGCTGATATCAGATGTATTAGTACGTACCTTTGCGCCTAACGTGTTGATTTCATCGTAAGCTGCATACAACTGGGAGCCGTTAACAGCATCCAAGCTGTCAGCCTCGACACGCCCAGCGCTCACGTTTTGGAGCTGACGGTTATACTGAGCCACGCCACCCGCGCCCGTGCGAGCTTTGGAGCCAAAGGATACGACCGCGCCAGGTTGTTCGCCGGCGAAGATGTGACGTGTTCCATTAAGGTCTACCCCATCAACGCCCACCGCATCATCGGTCACCGCGTTGGTGCCGATAGCAACGGAATTTGCACGATCTGCAATAGTATTATTGCCAAAGGCAACGGCATCAGTTGCAAGGCTTTTTGCGTGTGTGCCAAACACTAATGCACCTTGTCCGTTGCTTTCAGAATTAGAGCCAAACACCAATTGTTCTTTGTCAGCCCCTGTCCTGTTGTTGTACCCTACTATGGCGGACTGGCCACCGGATACTGTGCCATTGTTGGCCCCAACTGCAACGGAGTTTTCACCCGTCACATTGTTTGACCTGCCAAAGGCCACAGAGCTTTCACCAGATACGAACGCACCATTACCAATGGCAACGCTATCATAAGATGCCGTTCTAGCCTGGTTACCAATAGCGATGGTGTATTCCACCAAGCTTTCAGCGTGACTACCGAAGGCGAAGGAATTGCGACCTGCTGCAGTAGCATTATTACCACCTGCAAACCCATTTTCACCTGTTACAGTATTATTAGTACCAAACGCCAACGCATTATTTGCGTCGATATTATTTTGGAATCCCCATACTGCGGAGCTAGTAGAATTCGTAGATATGGTATTGTTTGTACCACCTACCGTATTATTGCTAGTTGCGCCGGCTACATTGACAGCCAGCGCGGAAATCGCGAGTACCGCTGTTACTGTTTTATTCATGTTTATACCTCATCATCAAATTCATTCATCATTGTTTCAACTGTATTAATTGCTGGGCGTTTATCGCTGTCCGGTACAAGTGTAGGCTTGCCCTCCGGTTTATCGATATAGGCTTCTAAGAATTCGGCAACGCCCTTTTTACCGAGTACCTTTTGCAGATTCGTGATACCTTCGAGTTCACGAGGCTTAAAAATGTCTTCTTCCTTATAGCCATTATCAAGTAATGTTTTAGCTGCTGCTTCAGGATCCGTGATAGTACGTCTTGATGTACCTTCTACTAATTTGTATCCAGGCCATTGCTTTTCTCCTGATAAGGCTTTCTCGTATGCAAAGTCGTAAACACCTTTAATCCATTTCGTGATTAAATCTTTCATCGCCAAGATGTCAGATACTTCACTGTCAGTAAGTAATTGATTGAGCTTGCCGCCATTCTTATAGAATGTATCAAGGCAAGTATTCGATAGCGCCCGGCAGGTGTGTCGTGCTTTACAGAAGTTACAGTAATCGCAAGGCGTACATTCGCCTTCACCACGAAAGGCACGTTGCGCGATTGGTTTGATTTCTTCGCCCCAATCGAGCAGTTCTTCAAGTGTCATTTCATCGGTAGACACGCTGCCCAGTCTTGGCTGAACGATAGTCATGCGGATCGTTTTAACGTCATACAAGAATTCGTTTACATCATAAGCACCTAATGCGTAGAGTCGCATTTGTGTGTTTTCAACGGCACTAACAGGAACGCCCTTGCCGTATTTCAGGTCAATCACTTCCAGGATGCCGTCAGCTACGATAACCATATCGCCCGTACCAAAGCCTTCAGGTACCCACCTAGAGAAGTCGAGCCGTGCTTCAATCATGGCTTCTGCATCAGATGAACGGGCGCGAGCCTCGTTCACCTTTTCTTCGCAGATGTCAACATATCGGTTAACAGCTTCTACCATTTCAGTAGAGTAGTCATCAAGCTTCGGCGCTTTTTTGCCCTCCAGCTTATGGCGCAGGATGGATTCTGCCAGGTCGTGTGCTATAGTACCTTCTGCAGCATAGGGCGATTGTTCATCAGGGAACATCGCTTCCAGTCTTGCTGAAGGAGTACATACTAGCCACCTGGCGCTACTTGATGCACCTAGTAGGGCGTGTTTCTTAGCCACGGCTGTTCACCCATTCCATGATTTGAATACGTTGTTCATCGGTAGCGGATGTTACCTTTTCAGCGCCGATGCTATCTAAGAAGGCTTTGAATTCGCCTTTTGCTTTCGTTTTATCAGCTGCTTTTGCCATTACATCTTTCACTGCTTCACGAGTTGCTTCGAGGCTAGGTACTTCCACTTTAGGTTCTTCCGCTTTTGCTGGTTCTTCCTTAAGAGCAGGTGCTTCTTCTTTAACAGGTTCTTCTACTTTAGGAGTTTCCTTCTTAGCTGGTTTAACATCATTAGTTGTCCAGTTTTCTACTTCTTTAACAGGAGCGCCTACGATGGATTGGTAAAGGTCTTTTACTTCTTGTTCTAATTCAACTGCTTTATCTACTGTGATTTTTAACTCGATCATTGTTTTGTTTCCTTTCGGTTTAACGATGTGATATACTTTAAATGGATAT